AGTTTAATTCTTTGTCCTAACTCTTGTGTGTGGCTCATAGGATTACCCGAAATGTATTGTAAAATACAAATTGAGGTAATCTTCATTATTAAAATCACTTGGTTTATACCTCGTGTTTTTAATAATAACGCGAATTGTTTACCTAATTTTCTGATGAATATTTTATTCACGGAACTGGATTTCATTCCCATCCAACCTAATACATGATTGTAATAGGAAAGGATGAAAAGGTCGAAGTTTCCTTCAACGGAGATCATAGATTCTTTAAGTTTCCAACCAGGAATTAGGTCGAAAAGAAAATCCTTAGAAAATTTTTCGGTATTCACTATAAAGGGGGATTTTTGTCCTTCTTTAGAAAGATCAGGAAATTTTCTAAGCACACTCATAGGTGTATCCCGAGGAGTTGCAATGACATCTAACGATGATTCATTAGACAGCATTACTCGTAATAATTTATTATACTCACTTTCAGTAAGATACAATAACTCATTAGAGTTAACTGGATCACGGATAATATACCCTTTTTTGGTATGCTCAGCCCATGAAATATCTCTCGATAATTCATAGTGAGTCCGTTGAAATAATAAGAAAGTAACTTTCATATGTTAAATTGTGCTACGTTAGTAGAGTTTAACTATGGATGTAAAGGTAATACAATAACTTATTAATTATAAATTAAAGATAAATGACAAGCATTACCAAATATACGTAATGTTTTTCGATGTTGCTTATCCAAGAATTTGTTGAAAGGGTTGGTAAGGCCCACATTAAAGTCCTGTTAAGGATATTTACATGCTTATCAATCAAACCAAAGAATGGCTAATCTAGCAAAAATCTTAATCCCATAATAAGTTAAAGATATCTAATCACATAGAAAAGTTATCTAAAACGTATGGAAATAAAGAAAATAATTCTCTTTGCCATCCGAAGATGGGGGAGTAGATCACTCCTCTAGAACCGGCTTTCAAGCATATCTTTACAACATACTTTCCTGACGGTTACCGTATAGGCAGGATCCCTTGGGAAGGTTTGT